TGATCTGCCACATCGGGCATGAGGTCGGGCTTAGCTTTGCCGGATAAATCGCGGTCAACATCAATGGCACGAACCCAGCCTTGGCCATCTGGATTATGGTCAGACTTACGAGCTGAGTGCCGACTATCACCGATCCAGCCATCCGAGGTGCGATCACGATCGCTGAAACAGTCATCGAACTGCTCTCTGAGTTGAGTTGCTGCTTTGCTTAGTCTTGGCTTCATGCAAGCAATAGCGCCTTGAGATCATTTATGGTCAAACCGATATAAGCCAATTTTTGCTCAACAGTCAATTCTGGCTTAGCTGTTGGTTGGGCAATTTCTGCTTCAATTTCTTTAATTGTTGGTTTGGATTGTTCGGCATCTAACCACTCAATTTTTGAGTAATCATCGCCAGAAAGAGTCCATTCAGCCTTTGGTCGTATTTGCGAAAGAGCAATAATTATTTCTTTGTGGGTCATTATGCACCAATTTCCATAAGTGTAAGTGTTGAGGTTGTTGCACTAGGACTAACTCCAAGCGTTGTTCCTGCTGTTTTAGAAGCAAATTGCACCTTGTAAGTAGTAGCAGATGTAGTTGCAGGGCTATCAAGGAAAGTGATTGCCCAAGTTCCGTCAATTTCTAACGAGCCACTTGGAGCAGCCATAAAAACTGTATTAGCAGCTGAATAATTGCCCAGTTCAGTTGCGCCTCTTAAAATCTTGAACTTACCACCAACGCTTGTAACTGATGAAGCATAGCTATAATAAGGAATAGTTATTGTTACTAGAACTTTACTTGTATTTACTGTCGGTGTAATGGCTTGAGTCAAGCCAGTATCTGCAAAAGTTATGCTGCTTGTAGATGTATCAGTTGCAAAAGTTCCCTGAACTAACTGCAACAGTTTTCCGCCACCGCCGCCTGTTGCTTGGAAATACTCACTAAAAATAGCCGCGCTAGTGCTTAAAAAGTATAGTTGTCCAGTTTCATATTGACCCAAGGCCAGAGACCCTGCTGTGCTAACTGTTGCTGTGCCAGCCGTTACGGTGCATACACCTGCGCCTTGATTAACTATGAATACCGTATCACCGGCGGCAAAGAGCGCAGTATTAACGGTTACAGTTGTCGCAGAGCCTGAGTTCATAATTATAGTAGTACCTGCATCAGCGGCTACTAGAGTGTAACTGGCAGTTTTAGCAGTAGCCGAGCCGCCACCCATAGCGGTCTGTTGTAGGCTCGTCATCTGAGCAGCAGTTAAAACCTGCCCTACGGTAAAGGTCTGTTTAGCCATTTGATCTCCTAGTACGCCAATATGTTAGTGTCGATTATACCTGATATAGAGGAGTCTAAGATGAAGCCCTCAACTATTGGCTCAAGTGTTGTAACAGTTACTTTCATGGAATTAGGCGTTATATTCCAGTCTAGCCCCTGCGCTTGTAGTGTCTTAACGATCGTCGAGCCATCTGGCTGAACATTTGTGATCTTTAGATTTGAGAAATAATCCAGAGCCAGCATTGTTGCAGTAGGTACATCTGGATCAAGTAAATCAACAGTCATAGCATCGATGCGGATCGTAGTCTCGGCTCTCGTTGCTACATATATTTGAGCAATGTTGAGAGCATCAGCATTGGTCTGTGCTACTAGGTTTGACTCATTTAGTTGATGCGAGAAGTACTTAGTAATAGAAGCTGCATCCTCGGCCACTTGCTGAGTTCCGCCAACGATCGTCATTCCCGCGCTGTTAATGATCAATTTATCGTCAAAGGCAAAGACTAGGTTTGTGTAAGGGATGCCAGTAGTCTGATCAAACTCAATAGGAGTCTCGCCATACTTCTTAATTACATTAGTGCGGCTTAGGAAATTGGCTGTGCCTTCTGAGTCAATATAAAAAGCGCCCTGTTCTGAAAACTCTGCATTTTTTATAGCATCAAGGGTTGTGCGAGAAGTTCCAGGATCAACTTGGCAGGTTGTATCTCCGGTATCGATCGTGCGCATTGATGCTGGCCAGGAGACTTGATCAAGTATTTTGCCTATGCGTGTGCCAGTAGCTTGTCCAGCAGTTGCATCTGCCACCGTAATAACAGTTGCTTGCTGCATAAGTCTAAAAGCATCTGTGCAGATAATATCTACATAGCCAGTTTCCTGACCTTGGGGATAGGTGTACTTGTACTCTGTTGTGTATCCAGAAAACAGGTAATAATCAGTTCCGCTAATTGATGCTGATACTCGGAGTTTGCGCAGCGGAGTGAGGAAGCCAAAGTAAGGCGATAAGGTGTTTTGAGGATTAAAATAGCTGAGAGAATCAAGTACTCGGACTGTTGCAGAACCAGCCTCGTAGGTATCTCGCATGATATTGCGGCCGCGGCGAATGCTGATCGAGTAAACATCTGGAGTTAAATCGACTGTTGGTTCAGGATTACTATTATTTGCCAGTGTTCCGGTATCTAAAAGGCCATATTTAGCATCATCAAGTGTAAAGCCGTACCCGAAAGTCGCTCCGCTTGTAAAGTCAAAGGATACATATATCTGAGCAGGAAGGGTCATGGCGTAGCGAATGAGCCAGTTCTACGGTTAACTTCAACCTGTTTGCCAGATAGGGAGTTGTTAGTTTGAACGCTTGTAATAGCGTTAGTTAATTCTTGACCGTCAAGTTCAATGCGAACATTAAATTGTGCTAAACGCGGATCGGTAAAGGCTGATCCAGCTCCTAGCCCTGGCATTAATTCTGAGAAGTCAGTACCAGTACCATCAACGAATGTGCCGCCAGTTACTAGGCCACCGCCACCACCGCCGCCGCCGCCACCGCCGCCACCGCCGCCACCGCCGCCAGCAATTCTCTTAACTTGTGCTTCGATATTATCAAGATAAGTTTTCCAGCCGGAAAACGGATTTTTAGCATCAGGCAAATCTTTAAGGAACTTTATAAGTTCCTGGCTTAAACCTTGAGCCTCGCCAATTTTCCCAACTAGTCTAGATGCTTCGGAAGTGTTGCCTGTGAGAAGTGCTAATTGCAATTTGAGGCGGTCGCGGTCTGCATCGCTGATCTTGCCTTTTAATGCTGCAATAATTTGAGTCTGCTCTAGATCAAATATAGTGCCAGCCTTTTGTAGCGCTGTCTGTTCTTTGATAGCTGCTGTTTGTGCCTTGGTTGTCTTAGTTAGAGCTGCTCGCGCTTTTGCTGATGCCTTCTCTGCTGCTGCCTTTTTTAGTTCTGCGGATATTTGTGGAGTCAGACTAGATACGCCTTTGCCGCGGTTCATCTCGGCTTGACCAATAGCGGCAAATTGTGAAAAGTTTCCCGACAGCAAAGCTTTAGCTTGAGCAACGCCAACGCCAAAGCGCCGAATAAAAGTTTCTAATGCTGTTGATGCTCGCTCAATAAGTTTAATAGTTTTTTGCAGTCCACCTTCTCCGCCGCCGCCGAGAATAGATAGGGCATCTACTAACCCTTTGCCTATGGCTTCTTTGGCGTTATTAGATGCAACTGCTAATTTGTCGAGCGATCCTGAATAAGTGTTAGCAGCTTGAGTTGCTTGTCCGGCGAATAATACTTGCAGTCTTTCTTGGATTTCTTCAAATGTTGATGAAGCAAGTTCCGCCTTGGATAGTCCTACGCCTAATCGGCCTAGTGCTGCTGTCTGTCCAAGGTAAGCCTTTTGCAGACTTTGCGTAACTTGAGTTACAGATTTACCTGTGCCAGCGGATATATCTAATGCCAGGCTGAGTAATTGTTGAGATTTAGTTATGTCGCCAGTGGAACGAAGTAAACGATCCATTGCTGGGCGCAACTCATCATCGAGGACACCAGTCTGCTTTTCTAGTTTAGAAATGTAATTATTGACCTGAATTGCGTTCTCGCCAAAGCCAAGCCCTAAGTTATTTAATGTTTGACCTAAAACTCTAGCCGCTTTATCATCTTCAGCAAATGCCTTTACAGCGTTAAAGGAAGTACGAGCTAACTTTTGTGCGCCTACTAAACCAAGGTAAGACTTGGCAAGTTTAGTAACTTGCTTGCTTAACGCGGAAGTAGCTGTATCCGCTTGCCTGAAGGCTTTAGCACCTACAAACTCAGAGGCAATATCTATTCTTAGATCAGCCATTATTTGACACCTGTTCTAGCGTTAAACTGAGCGGCTGAATTAAAGATAGCCTGAAGTACAGCACCTTTGGCCTTGCCTTGATCTTGTGCCCAGGCTTTGTACATAGCACGACCCGTCATCTTTGACCCTTGGCCAGTCAATTCTCCACTTAATCTAGGAGTGAACTTACCTGTTACTCCAGATTTAATACCAGCAATTTCATAAATAGAACCGCCAGCGGATTTATTAAGAATAGATACAAGCGCCTTAAAACCGTAACGATTAACTTTGCTTGGAGTGGTTTTATATCCGATTGCGCGCTTGGCTATTCCTGAGTCAAAGGCTGCGCGTTGCCACTTACCCTTTTGATTACCAACCAGCCATCCGCTAGGAATATCATTGTTGGAAGGAATGAATCCGCGAGCGTTCTTAACTACTGGTTTGAGGAAATTGCCAATCTCTTTTGTAGTTTCCTTTGCTAGATCAGGAGCAAATTGCTTTAAAGCTTTGCGAAGGTTAGTTGCGCCTTTGACGCTTGTTGCCATCGCTCTGCTCCTTCGCTCTGTCCTTCAGGGCTTGAATTAAAGTCCTGAACATTGTGTGATCTAGTTCAATTAAAGTCTGTGGCGAGAGTCCTGTCTCGAGCGATAATCTCGCTACAAGATAGGTGAAGGACTCCCGCGTTACTCCAGGAAATCGTCATCGAGGACTTCGACTCTCGTCAATGTCTCTAAGAACGCTTCTCCGAAGGGTTTAACGGTTTCACCCGACCGACGAATAGACTCCCAGCAAAGCCAATAAACATCGCTTTGCTTTTCATCATCTCTAAAGGCTTTGTGAAAACCCTTCTTTGCATACTGCTCGAAGGCGTACTCGATCGCCGGAGTGATCTAATACTCGTTAACGCTTCCATCTGCCCTTGTTACCTTTAGTTTTGCCATCTTTTGCCCCTTAGTTAGTTATTATGAAGTGGTGATTACTACTGTGCCGTTGACTGTCCAGGTTACTGACTGTGTGCCAAGGTCTGCAACTGCGCCGTTAATATCGGTTGTGTTGTTGACTAGGCAAGTCATTGTGTAAAGTGGGTTAGTCGCTGATGTAGCTGCTGAAGTCTGCTTTAAGGTTACTGAAACTGAAGTTCCCCAGGCAGACTGTAGTGTCGCTAGAGTTTCTGATGCTGCTGTATCGTTTAGGAAGTCAATAGTTACAGATGATGCTTCCAAGCCCTTTACGAACTTGTGGCCGCTATCGCCCATTGCTGTTACTTCAAGTTCAT